TCTACTTCTCCATTACGTATTCCTCTAATTACGTTAGTTATTCCAATTCTATTGCCATCAATTATGGCTTGCCAGTCATAATCTTCCTTACGATTGCGTGGATTCTTAGTCATTATTGTCCGATATTTGTATAATCTTCTCGGACGTGAGGTTTTCTATAGGTGTACACGTATGTATATCTGCTGGATTAACTTCCCCACAGCGTTGGCAAACCACAGGGATAGCCCATACACATTTACATTCGTGTAACTCTTTTTCACATCTACCGCATCTCATAATGGCTCACCATTCTTTTCAGCTTCTTTATTCATTTCGCGTAATGCAGCTTCCCATCCCTGCATAGCCCAATAAAGTGGTGTGTGTTTTACAACGTCAAGATTGTCAGCCATTTCGTCGCCATTCCACCACTCATAAAACTTATCTTCATTAGTCATCGTTTAATGTCACTTTCTGTCATTTTCCGCAGATTCTTTGTTTAGCTTCTTTAAGATCAGAATTCATTAGCCAAGCAGAACATTGAGAATCGATAGCAAGGCTATTAAAACCGTCCCTGTAGCCCTTCTTATAGGATGCCTGTACCCTATCCGTAACCAAGCCAGAAAACAACCATATAAGCCCTAAAAACGCTACTACATACATTATCACTTTCATAACAGCTTTCTAATATCTTTAACTGACATACCTAAAACTTCATGGATTTTTAAAATCATGTCTGCTGATACATTGATTTTCCCGTTACGAATCTTGCTTATAGTTGGAGGAGGCACATCTAATGTACGGCATAGTTCTGCGTCATTATTAATACCGTAAATCTTCTTAATTACATCTAACAATTTCATAATTACTCCAGAATAAAAAGACAGGAGCCGAAGCCCCTGTTAAAGCCACGGAGGAGTGTGGCTGCGAGATCGTTATCAAAAAGGAATCGATTGGTCAAAGTCGTCAGGTTCAGCCGTTTTAACAGGCTTATTTACCGGCTTAGACGCTGCGTCATTCTTTGGGCGTACCGATAAGCTAAAGAACTTTTTATTGTCCTTCTTGGATTCTTTAAGCCAACCAGATAACCAGAAATCAGTACCAGATACATTGACGCTACCTGAATAGTCTGGATGGTTCTCACTCGTTTTATTCTCATTCCGGTATAAAACTCCACGGTTTGTATTATCAAATTCAGTCATATTATTTCCCTGTTGAAAATTTCTTAATTGCGCTGCGCTCTTTACTATCTAACCTACTCCAGAATGCAGTCTTTGTATCTGCGTCAAACTCTTGCAGATTAATGTAATCAATGACTCCTTGCATATCGTTACGTTCCATAAGCATACGTACATCCATAGCTATGTTTTCGATGAGTTCTTTAGTCTCATCATCCATGCTATCGAATACATCTACGGTAATAGGCTTGGCTGATCGTGGCTCATCTTTTCCTATAGTGGCATCCACTACATCGTTTTCTATAAGCTCAAGCGCATTTAGGTACAGGTAACGGCGCAAATAAGAATGCATTGAACCAAGCGACTGGATCGGCGGTGCTTTGCTTTTCTCATTCGAGGCATCTGCGGTAGGACTGCGGAAATAAACTACGCCACCGAATTCTGAGTCAAAGATACGTAATGTAGCTATACCTTCGCTAATGCTAAAGACCGGGCATAATCCTAAGTTATCAAAAATAACATTAGCTTGTTTCAGGAAATCGCCAAGCTCAAAGTATTTGAAACCTGCATAAGAATTGAATCCAGACTTCTTTAATGGCTGTTCTTGTAATAGAACTCTGGCTTTTTGCAGCTTGCTATATACAAGCCATTGCTGCTGTTCGTGTTGCTCTTGCAATTGATAGTCGTTATTCATAGTAGATTCCTATTTATCTGAATTTTTTATACTGAACAATATTGATAGGTTGTGTTTTCTCAGAAGTAGATATTTTCTCAGCCTGTTTTTGATCCTTTCTAATTTTTGCAAAAGTTTTCCTAATGTCTGTTTTAGCAGACGTAACGTAATCTTTCTTGTATAAAATGTTCTTTTCATCGGTCATATTGAGCAAGCCAAAATGTATAGAAGAAACATTATTACACCACATAATAGTGGCTTACGTGCAAAGAAATCATTAGTGTTGAGCAATTTATTCATAGTTATCATTCGATTCTATTATGTTAACAAGTTCATGGATTTCTCTAGGAGCTACTAGCAATGCCTCGTAAGCTATCTCAAGTATTTCTTGCTCCTGAGTGGTTCTTGGTTTCTTGTCTAGGTTATCTGCCAGTAATCGCAATGCATAGACAATCTCGGCTACTTCCCAGTTATGCATATTAGTTTTCATTGTTCAGCCTTTGCGCGATTTTCTGCTGCACGAGCTTCTGAGTATGCGTAATCGTTAGAGAGAGTATTAAAGCCTTGATAGTATGTCCACTCGCCATCTTTTAAGACTTCTACAACTAGGTCGTATGTTTCGGTGAATGGGCTGCCTTTAGTAACTGTGCGAACTGTTGCTGATTTATTTGTATTCATAGTATTCTCCTAGTAAGCTGCGTAATTGCAGTAAGGAAACTATAAAACATATAAATCTTGTCTGTCAACAACTTTTTTAAATTATTTTATGTACGTTCCAATAATAGGTAGCCGTAGGGCTGAATTTATCGATATTGTTAATAAATCTGGCGGTATTACTGTCAAAACGATAATACAAAAGCATGGAATGATGGGGTTCGCTAATGAATGGGATATGACTACAGAGCTTAGGAAATTAGTCAGATATAAGTGCTTTAAGCAGGAAGGTGATGTATTCTTTCCATCTTATAAAGATAAGCCTAATCCGGTTGATGAGAAGCAGTTAGTCCCATCACGGGAGCCGATACCATTTAAGCCACTTAAAACATTCCCGCCTACCGTTAGTCCAAGAGGTCAAGCAATTGAAAGACGCCACTTCAAAACCTGCAAATCAAACGTCCGTTACCAAGGTAAAAACGATATATAACTTCTCAATGCAGAAGTGTCCTAGTTGCAAGCAGACAAGAAGTGCTATACAGTTCAGGACTTCAGAAATTTGCCGTACTTGCTCTAGAAGGCAAGTTGCAGTATAGTTAATGGGATTGGCTAGGGAGTGCAACCCGAAAAGACGCTTTATCACCGTCCTGCCTTATCCCACCCATTTGTGATAACTACCCGATGATATAGGGGAAAATATGCACTACTACCAATTCCACATTGGCGATTACGCAACTCATACACGCCACTTAACTCCAATAGAAGATATTGCTTACCGCAGATTGCTAGATATTTATTATCTACATGAACGTCCGTTGAGCGACTGTTTAACAACCGTTGCAAGACAGATCAACATGCGTGAGTATGAAGCTGAAGTAGATTTAGTCTTAACCGAGTTCTTTGACCACGTTGATGGTGGATACATTAACCGTAGGGCTGACAAAGAAATTGAGCATTACAAAGCTAAGGTTGAGCAAGCATCTAGGGCTGGTAGAGCATCTGCTGAACGGAGGACTAACGGACGTTCAACGGACGTTCAACCAACCAGTAACCAAGAACCAATAACCATAGTAAAGGCAAAACAGTCTCGTGGAACTCGACTTCCTGCTGATTGGGCTATTTCTGTAGAAAATATTGAGTTTTGCAATAAAACAAGACCAGATTTAAGCCCTATGGAAACTGCTTCTAGGTTTAAAGATTACTGGACTGCTCAAGCGGGTTCTAAAGGAGTAAAGCTAGATTGGGATGCAACGTGGAGAAATTGGGTTAGGGCAGAGCGTAGTAAAGATGCTGTATCAAAGCCACAAGCATTGAAAGGCTGGAAATGATAGAGAACATACTTAGCCGCCTAGAGAAAGTTAAAGGTCGTAACGGAGCTTATACGGCTTGCTGTCCTGCTCATGGAGATAAGAGTCCATCCTTAGCGATAAGGGAATTAGATGACGGTCGTATCCTAATGAAGTGTTTTGCTAACTGTAGCGTTCAGGAAATAATGGGTGCAATTGGTATGGAGATTGGTGATTTATTTCCAGACACAAATAAAGACTTGCCTCCAGTTAAGAGAAAGTATTATGCTACAGACTTGCTTCGCGTTATCGAATTTGAGGCATGGGTAGTAAGCGTAGCTGCTTATACGATGAGTCAAGGATTACCACTATCGGAAGAAGATAGAGGTCGAATGAAGAAAGCACAGGCTAGGATAATGGAGGCAGTTAAATATGTCGGATAATATTTTTGCAATAGCGGAACGACTTTACGAAGATCGTCATATCATCAAGTCACAGGATATTGACGTTGAGAAGTATCTAAAGGCTAGTGACTTATCGGCACAGGTTAAGTCTGCGACAAGCTGGCTTGATGAGATTTACCAGAATTACGTTGATCCTGAAAAGACTGATGATGCAGTTATGCCGTGGTCTAAGACGCATCAGGACGTTAAATTCAGACTAGGTGAAGTTACGGTATATGCAGGTAGCAATGGCGGTGGCAAGTCTCTCGTAACAGGTCAGATAGCATTAGGTTTAATTAAACAGAACCTAAAGGTATGCATTGCTAGTTATGAGATGAAACCTGTAACTACCATTGTCAGGATGCTCAGACAGTTTGCAGGTGAAAACATCAATATACCGCTTACTAGGGACAAAGAAGGCTACATTCGGGCATTATTGGGTCGATTTACGGGTTTCATTGACGAGAATCTGTATCTTTATGACCAGCAAGGTTCTACTACTCCACAGAAAACTATCGCAATGGCAAGGTATTGTGCTGTTGAACTAGGTATCAAACATATCTTCATTGACTCATTAATGAAGTGTGTGGTCGCAGAGGACTCATTAAACGAGCAAAAGTCATTTGTTGACGAGTTATGTGCATTGGCTAGAGACCATCACGTACATATCCATTTA